ACTTCCTCGCATAGCGGCTGTACTATCTCGACTATCTGGGACTGGGTTCCCCTGTCCCATCCAGTTGACCATGTCGCGGTATTTCCACGTCACAGCGCCGCCCGCTGATAACGCGAAGCCTGTCGTCGCTTTGTGCGGCTGTGCTGATAATGACCTCGTAGATCGCTCCGTCGGTCAAGTCGTCGTCGGGCGTCCACGTCATCACGAACGTCGGCGCGTCATAGGTTATCGTGCCGTCCGCTGTGATATCCACGCCGTTGCGGTTGATGGTCGTCGCAGCCGCGAACGTGGTTGAATCCATGTTCTCCGAGAACGTTATCTTGATAGCTAGTTCGGGGTCTTGTACGGTTACTTGGTCGAGCGGGCAGAACGAGACGATACTCGGATCGCCGCTCTCTTCCTCTGAGCCGACCGAATAGAATGTTGACGTGTCGTTCTGGTTATTGTAGCAAGTCGTAATCCAGTCGGCTGAACGGGCGACTGATGAGTAGCGTACCTCGTCTATGATGCCGTCCGAATACAGCGGCCCTGTTGGTCGTCTGGCATATCCTATTGATGCCGAGTCAATTGTACCCGAATAGGATATATCTGTCGTCTCCGTAGTGCCCGCAACAGCATTTACATATGCTGTTCTGCTTGTCGATGACGATACAACAACAGCCCCATACTTCATTGACCCAGCGATTGCATCATCTGATATTCCGTTTGCGGCTCCATCGATAGCGTTTCTAGACTGAATAAGAAGTAAGTCGGCAAACGTGAAAGATAACTGAACTTCCGTATCAATAGATGCGTCTGTTAGAGCAGTAACTACCTGAATTGTGCTAGTGGCTAAATTCCCCCAAAACTCCATCGTAAGTGGATAAGACCCTATAGGGTCAGCCGCCTTGAATATCCCATCATCGGTTCCGTCAAAGTCCAGCGCTTTCCCGAGCTTACCGGTTACGCTATCACCGCTGGTCATTGTGCCGACGCTGGTCATGTCGTTGCCGTTACCGGTCGAGTCCACCATCTGCGGGGCGCTGCCGCTGGGGTCTTCCTCCATGTGATAGACAGCTTCGTAGCTGTTAGCCCATACCGCGTTGCGACCGTTCGACGCGCCAACAGCAGGTTCGGTAGCGGATGAGTTCCCGTAGTATACATAGAACACGGTATCAACGGTGCCATCTACCGCGTCAGCCTCAAAGTGAACCTCGCCCGTGGAGCCGCCCGCCGATATCCCCACAACCTCACGCGGAAGCTCCGTCACCTTATCAGACTTCGCGATGCGGATATCCGAGCCGTCAGCGTTGACGTTCGTGAAAAACGATGCAGGAAGATCGGCCAGGTCAATGTATACAGGGAAGTTGGTCAGGTTGGACGGTACTTTGCCGTTCTGAACCGTCACCGTTAGCCGGTATGACCACGCCTCGAATGGGGATGCAAATGCCATTACCGCCCCCTGAGCGCGGCTGGCGCGTTGTCTCCCTCAACCACGAAGGGTTTGCACTCTTTCACCACCCACGCACGCTCTTTGGCTGGCAGCGCGGCTAGTATCTCGCCGAAGTCGCGCACGTCGCCGGCATCCTGTGCGAGGAACATCGCGGTCACTTCAACCTTGCGCTTTTCCGATGCGGCGTAGGTCATGCCGTCCATTTTCAGCGTGCGGCGTAGTATCTCGTAAATGAAGCGATGCTGTGTCCAGTTCAGCGTAGCCCCGTCCAAAGCCGCGCCGACGATGCGGCCATTCGAGAACAAACAATCCGTCATATCGCAACCGCGCAGGTCCGCGCCGTCCATGTCCGCAAATGCCAATGAAGCGCCGGTCAGGTCGGTTCGGTTGAACAGAGCACCCGTCGCCCTGAGGTAGGATAGGTTCGCGCTCCGTTGTCCGTTCTTGCCCATGTCAGAGCCGCTGAAGTCCGCTCCATACGCCGATCCGTGTGACAGATTCACCCCGCGCAGGTTGTCTGTTCCGCTCACACCAGCCGCGTCAATGGCGTCGTTGTCCATGCGGTTTTCTTCCAGAGCTTCTTTGAATGTGGACACGCCGTCGATCACTATCTCGTCGCCGTTCTGGCGTTTAATAGTCGTACTCTTTGCTCTTAGCATGTTACTACTCCCGGATCGCCTTGCGCCCCGCCCCGGCCTTCGGCGTTCAGCGTGACGTTCATCAGCCCGCGCGTTCCGTTGTTTGACCCAACGGGCAGCGCCTTGCCGCCGCGCCAGATGTACGCCACCTCATCGGAATAGCTCTCAGGACGCCACGCGATGAACGCCGGAAACGATGCGAAGTCTTCGATGAACGGGACAAAGTCTGAGCGATACCAATCCGCCTCAAGATTGTTCCATGTCCATGATCCCGACATTCCGCGCCGTATGATTGAATGGCCGAGCATCCTGCCCGCCCTTCGCTTTTGTACGGGCCGAGACACAACCTCCGGCGTAAGCGTAGACGGGCTATGACCGCCATACAAACGTCCGCTGCATTTTGAGCGCTTGGCCCATGTAGACGACGCCTACCTTCGGAAGTTCCGATCCGGTCTGTGACGCGATATTGATGCGGTGTAGTATACCGTTTGATGCGTCTGTGTTGGTGGACAATTCGTCCAGCATAAGAATGGGCGTGTCGTCGGTCGGGGTTATCTCAAGCCGCGTCGTCCAACTGCCAGCGCCGATCTTGTACTGCCATTGCAAGGTAGCGCCCTGTGAGCCGAGGGTGTGTGCCGCGATCCCGACGTAGTCCGTCATTTCCTCATCGGCCTTGGTGCCCGTGCCGAGTTGCCATGTGCCGGGTAGTACGGTAGGTTGCCAATAGCTGTACGTTGTCTCGTTGGCTGCGTTTGCCGCCGCGAATCCTGCTGTCTCAGTGGAAGCCGTCACGATAGCCGCGTCGTTGGTTCTGCGCGTGATGGAGTCGTGCCCTATCCGCGTATTATCCAGCTCTGGTTCGTGTGAGTTCGTGAGTGCTGTAGAGATATAGACGCTCATGCTATCACCAACTGAGCGCCGTCGGCCACGGCATCGTTCAGTTCTTCGATTAGACTTAGTACAGTTGCTCTGTCGAAGAACGCTCCGCCGCCGAGGTTGATCGTTACCACTTGGCCGCTAGCGCCACCGCCGCCACCTCCTCCACCGCCAGAACCGACATCGCCAGCCGATGGCGTTCCTGCATTTCCGCCACCAGCCGATGATACGCCGCCGCCGCCAGCGGGTTGCGTTGCGATGATCGATGCGATGTTCGCTGCCTGTGCCGCTGCTGCTGCCGCCGCCATGACCGCGCCTAGTGCAGGGGTTCCTATTTTTGTACCCCATTTATACGCATCGACTACCGTCTCGCGAGCGCTTAGCAACGCCTGTGCAAGGATAGCGGCCTTGTGGATAGCAAAGAGTTTCTTTGATCCGGATGTTGCCATCGCTATATTGCCGAGTATCCCCATCTTTGCAGAAAGAAGTTCGCGCCGCCTGGCTTCATCTTCGTCTTCTGCTTTTTTTCTAGCAGCAGCTTCAGCGATAGCGTCGAGTTTGTCTTTTGACGCTTGCTCTTCTATTTCAAGTTGTTCATTGTGTATTTTCTGGTCTTCGAGTTCCAGCGCCATCGACTCTTTTTTTACCTCGCGCCTCTCCTCAAGTTCTTCTTTTAATCTGTCGATCTTTTCATCGGCGCTTTCACTGGTCGCGGCTGCCGATAACAAAGCGTTAAGCTCTTCTCTCGCCGACTTGAATCCGCCAGTGACGATCTCGGCTGTATTTGCGAGGGATAGCAGCGCCCCGGAACTTTCATCAATTCGCTGGACAAGTCCGATGTCAAAGAACTCGCCTGGGGATATTTTGTTTAACGCTCCAATCGTTTTATTGACCCCATCAATTATCACGTTTTCGACCGACACAACCCCTTCCGCAAAACTGGAGAACGCGGTCAAGATGCCCGCAAGCGCACCCGTAGCGGCAACCTTCAACCCTGACCATATGATCTTTAACCCAAGAACCAGATCGCTTAGTCTTACCATGAAAGTTATAGCAGCCGATGTGACACGGTCGCTAATATCAATGCTTCCTGAGCTTGCCTTTTGCAGGTCGTTGAAATCGTTGGCCAGACCGACCAGAACCGGCGCTAACCCGATGGCGAGTTCCTGCTTCAGTGCCTCGGCAAACTTGCTCATATCCTTCATGGCGTCGTTTGCCGCTTCAACACGCTCGGCGTCCACTTCGTCGATGGATAATCCGAACTCATCAACGTCTTTCGCCGCTTGCCGTATCGCGTCCGAACCGCCGCGTAACAGGTTGACCATGTCAGCGGATCGAATGCCAAGGTCAGACATGAGCGCCGCTGTTTCTGCACCAGACAGCCCGAGATGTTCAATGCTATCAGCTAGTTCTATCAACCGCTCATCGGCGTTCAGCCCGATAAACCTCTGCACATTGATGCCGAGCATCTCGAACACTTCGCCCGTTATCAGGTCGTTTTGTTGCGCCCGGCCCGCTGCACGGTTCAACTTATCAAGCGAGTCTTCCAGTTTGCCGATCCCGAACCCGGCACGTTCACCGGCGATCTCCACAGCCTTCACGCCGTCGATGGTAGAGTCGAGCCGCCGCGCAAGTTTGGCCATCGCGTCAACCGACGCCAGTCCGTCACGGGTCAGTTTCGCGAAGAACGCCGTACCCGCCACGCCAGCCACAGCCAACGACGCGCCGAGCTTTTTAGCAACGCCGCCGATCTGCGTCATCGCGCCAATGGAACGGTTAGACGCTTTCTCGATGCCTTTCGAGTCGCCGCCTATCTTTACTAATATGCTACGAACTGGCACGGTTCAGCCTCTCGTCTTCGTCAAACCATTCTTGAAACTCTGCCACGTCGTCCTCGCTGATGATAGACGCTGATTTCGGATCGCGTGGTTTCTTCGCTTCGGCTAGCAGATGGAATTCCGGTACTGTCATATTCCAAAACTCGCTCGGCTGTATGCCCATGTGGCCCACAGCCGCCTTGTAGTATTCGCGCCAATCGATATCTCTTACTGCTCCGGGACGCGCTTCTTCCGTTTCTGCTTGCTCTTCCCCGCCGTCGTCGCTAAAGGGTCGGAGGGTTTCTCCGGTTCCTTTTCAGCGATGGGCACGAAGGCTTCGAGGGTCGTGTTGACCAACCCCACAAAGTCTTCTGGCGATGTCTCGGCGTTCAGCAGATTGATATACACGTCTTCCGCCGTTACACCGGCGCAACCTCCGTGCTTGAGCAATCGGGCTATCACCTCGGCTGCGTGAGACACAGGGGGTTCGCCAGACGCCATGCGATTCGCGATACCCATGATGGAGAAGTTCTGCTCGATCTCCTGGATAAGCCGGAACGTCGGCGTGCATGTGTATTCCACACCTTCCCATTCCAATATAACTTCGCGGAATATCGGAGCCATGGCTTATGCCGGGGTATAGCTGTAGGAACCGCTCGAAGATAGGTCAAACGAATACGTTACCACGCCGCTCGTTTCGCCCACCGTCGAGAAGTTGCTCATTCGGAACTCGCTTTCGAGAAACGCGCCAGAGTCGGCCCATTCTATCTTGAATGTGTCGATCACGTCGCTGTCGGCGATAATCTGTTGCATGATTGTGTCGTTTTTGAAGACACATTCCACGCTTATGTTGATCGCTTGCTTGCCGCTGATTTCCATGAACGTCTGAAAGCCCGCATCATCATCGCTAGTGATATCGATGCCTTCATTCCCGACGGTCAACGTCTTGGTGCGGACGCCCGCGATCAATACGGAGTCCTTGTAGACTTTCAATTTCCATCCTGGGATTTCAGCCATGATGCTATCTCCTATTCTGCTTCATCGAGCTTCACCATGAATTGCATAACGCCATGCCTGGTTAGCCCGTCGGGTTCGAGAAAGATGTCAATATCGTCAAATTCGGTGTGGACGAATGTGGCATTTTCTACTGTTAACTCTGTCCTATGCAGCACAGTATGAACCGCGCTCATGATCTGCTTGATCTCTTTGCGGCCACGGTATCGAGACCACACGTCTATCTGGATGTTATGCTCCGATTCCGATGAGTCGTCTGTGTTAGATGCGAATACCGTCTCGTCGCCGATGACCAGGTAAGGGTATCCCTTCAGCGGTTCGCCGTCATCGCTCTGCGGTACGTGGTCATGGACGCCGCCCGTAACAATGGCCATCAACGCCGTGTTACCTGTGAGCGCTGTATAGATCGCTGTTTGTAGCTCGAACTCGGCTATCATGTCGCCACGCCTTCAGTTGCGAACATCGTGACACGCGATCCGCGTTCGTCTTCGTTGATAACGCCGTCGATATTGAACGGCCTGTCGTCAAACAGGATGCGCTTTTTCGTGTCGATGTCGTCGCGGAACCTCGCCGTTATGATATGCGTCGTGCTTGTTTCACGGCGCATGTTTTCAAGTCGCTGGTCTGACTTTAACGGGCGGATGTCGCACCATATTTGACGCTCGCGTATCCAGTCCGTACGACGAACCGCCAGCCCCGTCAGAAGTAGTCACCTGCTCCTGAAGTTCTGCGCGGTGTCTCAGTTTGCCAGCTTGTATCATGGTTAGATTCCGATGACCACGATATCGTAATCCACCGCGCCCGCCGAGGACGCCGCGATCTTGAGCAGGTGATTGGTCGTGTCAGCCACCGCCAGTCCGGCAGCGCTCGGGTCTTCGTAGCCGAACTTTGCGCCGGGTGCCAGAACGATAAGCGCGTCGTCGTCTCCATTGAATATCGAGTTCCAAGCGGTCGTCGCACCAAGTCCGCCTACGAGGAGATCTCCGGTGCTACTTGAATTGTCTGAACGTAGACGCCTTTGATGCCTGTGAGCGCCATTGAACCGCGAACACGTCCTTACCAGCGCCGCCGCCGATGCGAGCGATCCGAAGTCATAGAGGTCGA